CTAGCGTTGGCTGCAATAGCATCTCTGTAGCCATTTTCAGCCTCAATTAAGTCTGCTATAGCGCCTTCTAAGGCTTTGCGTTCGCCACGGCTGCGCCTTGTGCCATCACTTAGGCGAGCTTCTAACTCCAAACGTTTTTCGTAAGTGTCGTTGAGACCAAGCTCGAAAACAATAGCCTCTCTGTTCAGCCGCTCTCGTTCTGCTACGTTCATTTCTTGCATTCTGGCTAGATATTCCAGACTACCGTCAGTAGTTTCGGCACGTTCTGCCATAGCCTGCATTATGCGCATTTCATTTTGGAATTCGGCGGCGGCGTTGGCAGCAGATTCTGCAAGTTGTTCCTGCTGTTCACGCAAATTTTGCGCTTCTTCGGCTAACGCTTTGTACTCCTCCCCAACGCGATTAACCCATTTAACAAGCGCCACAACGACAGCAATTACGCCTGTAATGGCGGCTAAAATCCAGCCAAAAACGGGTATTGCCATTATTGCCTTGGACATAAGAGCGAACGCAACAGAAAGCCCTTTTGTGCCCAAAGCTAAAACACCTTTAATTCCAGCGGTTTTTTTCATGCTCAATGACATATCGTTAAGCTTTACAGATGTTGCCATCAAGGATGTGCCCCACTTAGTATTCATTTTTGCAGAAAATGCAATGGCTTTGCCTAGCTTACTTGTCGAAAGGGTCTTGGCGGTTTGTGCTGCTGTGGTCGCTTTTAACGCTGCTTTGTTTCTGCTGTCTTGAATCGCACGGATCTTTTGTAATTTGACCGCATGTTTATCTGCTACCGTACTCGCTTTCGTTGCAACCGTTCTAGCTTGTTCTGCGGCGATTGCTGCTGCTTTAGCTTGGGTACTTGTCGCACCGGCTGTGGCTCTAGCAATTTCCGCTTGTGCCGCTAGCTTGAGTGCTTTGTTTTCTGCCACGGTTGCCGCTTTCCTTGCGGCGGAGGCTTTTTTGGCAGTTTCAGCAGCTACTGTATTGGCTTTTGTTAGTTTTGTATTGGCCACTTGCGCAACGTTGGCCAATTCGGTTGCGGTTTTTACGGCTGTAATCGTACCCGTGAATGTCTTGTACACGGCATTCATTTTGCCGCCAAATTTTATAGCTTTGGCTCCAACCTTCAGGACCGGGCCAAAAGCGGCGGCGAATAGCGCAAGCCTTATAATTGTTCGCTGTGTACTTTCGTCAAGGTTGCTGAACCATTCCGCAAGATTACCGATTTTACCAACTAATTTCTCGATAAAAGGCATAAGAGTTTGCCCAATGGTGATTCCAGCATCCCGCATTTGATTTCTCATTATTTGCAGACGAGCTTCCATCGTGGCATAGCGTTCTCCAACGGCTTTGGTTAGTTCCGAGTTTTCGAGCCAGGCCTCATTACCCATCTGCACCGCATCTATGAGGGTGTCATATCCGCCGGCAAGGTTAATAAGCGTACTTCTTATGCCGTCTGCCCGGAAGCCCATTTCGTAGAGAGCGAGTGAGACGTTCCCGCCTTCGCCCTCTATGCGGTTTAATCCACCAATAAACGCCGTTATCGCCCCCATCGCATCCTCTCGGAATGCGTAAGCAAACGAATCGGCACATTTACCCGCAATTTGAGCAAATTCATCCAATCGTTCGCCGCCCCTGGCGACGGCAATATCCATGTCGGCCAGTAGCGTATTCCATGCAGTAGCACCCACCGCCGCTTCTACGCCGACTGCGCTTGTGGCAGCCGCCAGTCCCATGAGCTGTGATTCTGTCATTCGGATTGCGTTAGCTGAACCGGCCATTCGGGAAGCCATCTTCAAAATATCCGCTTCCGTGGTGTTGAAATTGTTACCCAACATAAGCACAGTAGAACCCATGCGGTCAAAATCACCGTGGGATGTTCCCATGACGTTTGCTATGTTTGCAAAGCCGCTGGCGGCCTTGTCTAATGACAACGTGGTAACGGATTCTACTGCAAGCATTGTTCGTGAGAAGTTTTCTAAATATTCCGTGGCAATACCCAAACGACTGCCGGCTTCAAACACGGAAGCAATTGCATTGTGAGTATGCGGGAGCTCTCTTGCCATTTGCCGCGCCGTGGCTTCAAGTGCTTGCAAATCTGCTTCTGTGGCGTTCGTGACCTTGCGAACCCCCACCCAAGCGCTTTCCCATTCTTGCGCTGCCAAAACAGAGGCTCTGCCGATTGCGACTAATGGTAATGTTAGTGCCTTTGTCATTGTGCTTCCGATTTTCTCCATAGAATTGGCAAGCCTCATCGCCTTGCCTTCTGCTACCTCAAACGTCTTGCCATATTTACTGCTAAGGAGCGCACTCAATTTGAACGCTATTGCATATGTTTTTACGCTACTCATGGCGGCTCACCTCATTTTCAAATTTATTATTGACATAGCGTGGTAGTTGTGTTATTGTATTATTATTCTAAGTTAAGAGGGCGCGGCTTATGAAAAACAACAAACATAAAACCGAATTAGAAAAAGCGGGTGACCTTATGCTTGAAGTTGCCAAAATACAAGACAACAAAGAGCGTCGCCACATCCATGAACAGCTTCAAAAATCCTCTCAAACCTCTTTCGATCAAATGAGAGAATCTGTTTCTAAGTTGGTAGTTGGCGTTGTTTCTTTTATTGCGATTGCCATTTTTGTTGCATTTGTAGTGGGGGTTTTTGTATCATGAAGGCCAGCCCACAAAAAAGCGGTACGGGCCACACCACAAGTTACCGTTTGATAATCGGCTCCGGGTGCGCCCGCCGCTGTGGTTTTGTTGATGAATACGGCAATCGTATCGAGCTTGAAACGGTTGAATTGCCCGAAGAAAAAGCTGTAATAATAAGGGTCAAGCAACAAGAGGATTAAGTTACTTTCTCTTGCTGCTTGACTCAATTGCTTTATTCCGGCGTTCGATGTAGCTCGTATAGTTATCAATGTGCCGGGTCAGTTTCCAAAGCGGCATATTTTCCAATGCCTCAACATCGCTCATTTTTCCGTTAGCCAACGTCATGATGATGTCGTCTAGCTTTTTTACGCCGGAGGATTCGTAGGCGGCTTCGTCGTTGTGTTCCTCCTCAAATTCTTCGTTCGTCCAGACTCCCGAAGATATTCCTCCAACTGCTCCATCGCTTCCGCCTCTGCGGTCTCCGATTCCCCACCCAGCAAAAAATCCTGTACCAATAATGCAATTTGGGTATAATCTTTCGCACCGATTTCTTCTAATACCGCAGGCGGTACGTCTGCGGCCATTGAAGCAAGGTACATTTGATAGGTTTTGTTCAGCTCTACAACGGTGATTAGTGTTTTGCCGTGCTTCGCCCGGGTAATTTTTTCGGCTTTATCCAAATCCCGGCGTTTGAGATTGTCAAAGTCGAAGTTTATCTCGGTATACGTTTCGCCGTCATGGGAAACAGGCTTTGCCAAAATATGCTTTTCCATTACGTCACTCCATATCAATTAGATTTTTAGGGTTATCTCAGCCCCATGTGCTGTGCGGCTACTTCGAGATAATCAACGCCATTCACGATGCATTTGTAAGCGATTTTATCAATCTCCACAAGCTCTCGATCATTAAGCGTGATTTTCACATACAGCACCTCAAATTCGCCGGACGTTCCCATTTGTGCGCCTTGCTGCAAGTTACCCAAGGTTAAAGTCTTAGGCAAAACCCGCATAACCACACTGAGCATTTGCTTCTCCAATTCTCCCACGGAATGGTTGAGGAATTGCTTAGAGCCTCTAAAATCAAAGTGGTACACCTTGGGGGCAACATAGGTTACGTTTTCGTCTGTCAGCACACGCCAGTTAATTGTCGTAGCCATAGACTGGAACAAACCGATGGTGGGCGTTTCAAATTCGCCGGCAATTCCTGCACCCTGTACGGTTTCTGTCATAAACGCAAGATTAGGCAAAACCACATCGGCTATGCCGACTATCCTGTTACCTTCGTCGTAACATTCAAAACCTACTAATTTTTCAGGTATCAATGTCCTTCCTCCCTTCTACTGGAATAATGTTTGAAGATAGCTCGGGTCATACTGTTGTATAAACTCGGCGGCCTCCATCGGCGGCGGCGGTGCAATGTGAATACGAAATCGCACAAAGCTATCCAAGAGGTCTGTTTTTGGGTTGTCGGTCGGCAAAAGTTCTATTCTGCCGCCCAAAATAAATTCTTGCGCCGTAAGCCCATTGAACCAAATGCCAACGCTGTCAATGATGGTTTTGACTCTGCGTGGCGTGATGGGCTGGTCTATCCGGCTCCAATAGGTAAGGACGATGGTATTTCCCACCCAGTCAAACATACGGCGAATAGAAATCTGCACATCTTTAGGGTCGGTTGTGCCGGGGAATGCTCCTGTGCGGCCGCCCCATGATGACCAACCTTGCGTCCAGTTGATGGCAGATGTGATACCCTGCCCTGCAAGGAAATTGGCTTGGTTGATGTTCAGTTTTATTTCGTCGCCGTTGGCATCACAGATACCGTTAATTTCAAGCCGTTGGTTGGACGGTGAACGATATGGCACCATGCGATTCTCAAAGTCTGTACGCCCTATGCGCCCCGCCATTTGGGTGGAATAGTAGTAAATTTGATTCCCCAATCGCAACATCGGGTAAAGGTTTATTTGCCGTGTGGAAGTGAAATTATTGCGGTTCTTCCATGCCGGCACATTGGTATATCGGTGACGCACCATTTCCCCTGCGTTGTTTTCAATGAGCGTCGGCATATCGCAAAGCGTGATACAACGGAAATGCCCGTTGATGTTGCCACCCTTTGTTTCCATAACAGCTGCCACAACGGGGTCAGATGAAAACCCGGGAGCCAGTAATTGCCCTGGTACCAGCCTAAAGTCGGGGAAAATATCCTCAACAATTTCAAGCCCTAAGTTCTTGTCGTTTGCCATGTCATAGCCGCCAATAACGTCGTAAATATCCACTTTTTCGGGGGTTAACTTCGTGAAATCAATCGTCAATGTAGCGTTTTGGGCTATGCCCCCGGTGACGTCGTCAAAGGCATTTATCACCACAAAGCCGTCTCTGTTGAAAGACAAGGCATAGTGAGTGCCTTCTTCGTAGTCTTGGATTGACACCGTATCAATCAGAACGCCGTCCACTTCCAAAACGCCGCTGTAACCGTCAAGCGTAAGGCTCTCACCTGTTACCACTTCGTTATGGATTGTCGGATCGAGTACGTTTACCAACACAAGGGGAGCCACGGCATACAGCGCAAATTGACTGAAAATCATTTGCGGGGCTGTGTAGTTATCCCATATCCCCGGCCGCAAGCTAAACCCAAATTTTCGCACAGCGTCGGCATAGGTATGAAGCAGTTCGGGTTTGTTGGTGACGGCATAAGGGTCTTCAGACAAATGGACGGGGGCCGTTACGAACGCAACCGGCATAGCCGCATTGACACGCACGGGCGGGACAACGGGTGTAGGTTCTTCCGAAATAAATATTCCGCGCCTAAATGACATTCTTAAACACCCCTTCCTTTATTGCTGCGGATATTTCCATCTGTGCTTGTTGGTACAATCCGCTTGCTTGTGTGCCTTGCTCTTGGAGTTGCCTCTTAAAGTCTGGCACCTTATTCACTTCAACGATAAGTCGCTTTACTGTCGGTAATTTTTCGTACAAATCCTCCAAGTGGCTTATTTCATCAGCAGAACAGCACTTGAAAAGATTGCCGCCGTACAATCTTCCGCCGGGGATATTAGGGCCAAGATACATGTAGGCTTGCTTTTCAACTTTGCCCTTTACCTCGGCTTGCTTGGTGTCTTTTGCCTTGGGCTTTTTGGCGGTATCTGTGCCGGCATTGTTTTCGGCAACCTGGTTGTAATCATTTTCTTGCATCGCGCTATCTCCTTTCTCAAAAGAAATCTTGTGATTTTCGGGGCATGGGGAACATGACATTCCACTTTGTTGTGCATTTCCCCTCCCAATATGGATAAATCTGTTCTTCAATCATTTCTGCCTCGAAGATCTCTTCAATAATTTGGTATCGCTTGACAATGGTGTGGTGTTCGAAAAAGGCTTGGCGGGTGGCTTCAATGAGATTCCACAAGTCCCTATACCCTGTGCCGTCCTCTACTTTCACACCCTTTTTGTCGTAAATCACCGGCCCATACACGCCGAAATACACTTCGAGGGTGACAACACTTTCAATTTGGTTCTTGACGTTTTCCACTTTGAGAATGCGTGGCAAGATAAACGGATAAACGTCCTCAATAACGGCTTCTTCGTAGTCAGCTTCTTCGTCTTCATCATGTGGGGCGTCGGGATTATCCGCAATTATCTTGTGCTCGTCTGCGCTTCTTGGCAAAATCCAGCCGGTACGAACCACGCGAGGCAAGCGCCAAAATTCCGTGCCGTCGCTGTAAACGCTTTTGAGTTTGTTGCGAGCTGCAACTTCTTTCTCCAAGAAATCACACATTGCATCGTGCATATCCACAGGTGTAATCATGAGCCAGCCCCCTTACCCAAAAGCCGTACAACTTGCCGGTCAAGTTCTTCGTTAAGCCGTTTTGTCGCATTAGCTTCTATTGTTTGGCGCACAAACGCATCGCTCAGCATTTCGGGAACGCTAAGACCGCGCGCATGGGTCAAACGGCTTCGGTGGTTTCCAATACGCCGGAAAACCCCTCTGCCTCTGCCCGGCAGCGTAGCAACGAAAGCCTTGCTTAGACCTCGTTCTTCGTTGAGAAACCAACCGCCACCATCACGCCGCGGGCGTAGAAATACTGCGGCAGTACCTCGTCTGCCGGGTGATGGGTTATCCGTACGGGGGAAGTTTCGGGCAAAGAACCGTGGGCCTCTGCGCCCGACTTCTGCGCTCATGTTGCTATCGGTCGCCTTAGTCACCCACATACGCTTTTTCACGGTGTCTGAATCAACAGCGAAAGCCTTTGACGTTTCTCTGCCGGCATCGGCTCTTATGCCAATAGCGGCTTTATTCATTGCGGCTTTTACTGCTGTTTGGGCACCGCCTTTGATATGTTGTAAGTGTTCTTTGGTGCTGTCTATACCGCTTGTATCAATGTTGATCTGCAGAGCGTTGTGATTATCAACCATGCGGGCCCCTCCCTCTTGGAATTTCAAGAGTGATTTCCAACATTCCCATGTCGTCTATCGCACTATCCACACGGTAACGCTGTTTTCCGAGGAACATTTCATCATTCACCTCGGGAAGCCGCTTAAACTTCTCCCGCCATTCGGCGGTCTTGATGAAGAACAAAAGACCGTTGAGCGATACATTTTCGGACTTAGCACTTATGCGCTGCTCCATGTAACGCTCACGGTCTATAATGATATTACAAACGTGCTCAACAGAGGCAATGCCCTTTACGCCCTTGATTTTGCGTTGCTCGACAAATTCCATTGCGGGGGCATTAAAAAAGACAGCGTCTAAATCGTTCGCTGCCTGCTCTTGGAAGTTTAACATTGTTATCGCCCGCTTTCTTGCAATTCCTTTTCAATAAACTCTTTGACAAGAGTTACAAGGTCAGCATCCGTTACATCATCTGCAAAACTTACACCGATTTCTTTTGCATATGCGGATAGTTCTTGGCGCGGAAGTTTGGCAACTTCTTCAGGCATCAAAAAGCCCTCATCGTCATCGTCTGCATCACCATCCGAACTTTCAGCAATGTACTCATTGATGCGTCCTGCAAGAGTATCGTCGGCTATGCTGTTTGCAAAACTCAAACCAAGCTTACGAGCATAGGCGCGCAATTCCTTTCGCGGAAGTTTGGCGACTTCTTTAGGTACTAAGAAATCAATGACCTTGTCGTCGCCATTGTTCTCCGGTTCGGGAGCGATATTAGTGCCAATAGGCTTAATGTAGCCCCTAGCCAAGTATCGTTTGATTTTATCCTCGCCTGCATCTTCGGCAGTCATAATCATATCCTTACGGAATGTTTTGCGGTCGATAAGCAGTTGTACGCTTTTGATAACCAAGTATTGTCTCATTATGGCGTTACACCTCCCACGTCAAGCACAACCCATGCGTCCAAACTTTGAGGACACGGCAATGGTGCAGAAGACATTTTTACATATCTTTCTGACGGCTCTTGTTGATCCCATTGTTTCGGCACTCTCGCCCTCATAATGCTTCCGATTTGAATATCGTGGATGATAGCGTAAAGCATCCTCGCCGGTAAGTTCCGTGCCGGAGCAACAACCACCTTGCCCGGAGGCACAAGCGGATAAACGGCAGGGATAAAGCCCTTGTCTTCGGGCTTAACGTCTGGATAATCGGGATTTATGTTGTCATTGTCCGCAAACTCGCCCTCGTATGAATACAAGTGCAAGTTTGCTTTACGCAAAAACCCGATGTAATTTGCGCCGTTTGCGAGGACTTCGGGAGCAATAATACCCATTTCGTATCTTGTGTTGTCAAGCAGTTCTTTGAGCCCCTTGTTTTCTATCAAATCCCACATGGTTTTGCTGTCGGCAATTGCAATGTTGGCAGAGAAACCCGAACGCCCGACAATTCTTCTGGCCTCTTCCAAATCTTTGATAGGGGTGGAATTTACATGGTCAGACCACGGAATATCAACAACTACTGTGTTGTCGAATTCAAAGACAATCGTTTCGTTAATACCTTCGCCAATGACAGGAATCTCGGCATTGAACATAACTTGCGCGCACATCCATTCCTCACGACGGGTGATTGATTCGTCAAGTTCAATAAGGTCATTTTGCAGAAGTTCAACACGCCTGCGGTTGGGGTGATAACCGTTGTAAAGCGGTTCGCCGGGCA